GTCACGTAGATATTGCTCTGCCTTTACTTTCGGTAGATTACCAACATCAATATAGAAAATTCTTCGTTCTGGAGCACGGGATATTCTGTATATAACCAGACTATCCTCAATCATTCTAAGTTGATTGAGTGACTTAATTGCTTTGTGTAGATATGATAGTGTTGTTCCGTTGTTTCTGTTTACTAGTCCACTCGTTGCATAAGCAATCGAGTCTTTGGTCATTTTAATTCCAGCAGCCGCTCCACCACCACCTGACATAGCACCTGTCGGGTAATTAATTTTAGGATTGTATATAAAAAATTCTTCTGTCTTAGGAAACTCATAATCCATAGGATTATCGTCATTTAATCTAGAAGGATTCTTAAACTTATCGTTTTTGTTTTGCTTTTGCTTCTTCACATAACGCATTTTCATTGCGTCAATGTAACGTATCTCTTGAAGACCTTCTTGAGGTTTCTTGAAATCAATTACTTTATGATAATATATTCTACCATCAACATACCAGTTTCTATAAATTTCATGAGCTTTCTTATCAAAGTCCATCAAATCTAGAATATACTTAAATTCATCTCTAATTTTTTTCTTAATACCATCGCTGGCATTTAGATGATCCAAATCAAGTTGAACTGGTGTATCATTACTATCAGAGACTAATGCCTCATTTACAATATCTTCAATAGCACTATCCGCTTCAGGATGAAGTGCCATTTCACGATATCTTTTAATCAAATCAAATTCAGTTCTATATACTCCATCCAAATCTATAGACTGACCAAAAAAACCACTACTCATATAGAAGTCATTCCCGTCCTCACTATTAGGAGGAACGGGAGAGACCGCAGATGGAGATAGTGGTTCGGTATCCTCTATCGAGAACCCAAATAACTTAGCCATAATTTATGTTGTTTTTTTACTATTTATCAGCCCTTTAACCGTTAGGTGTTGGAGCACCGTTATTAAGATTTAGTGACTGAACCTGGAATTCTACATCAAACTCTTCAATTGTGTCACCTGTGTCGTAACTTAATGCAATCTCACTAACTGTTGTTGGGAATATATTTTGGAATGTATATTCTTTGAGAACAGCATTTTCAGATCCATCAGAATTCTTACTTGCTTTAGTAGATCCTCTACCAAGTTGATAAACTGTGGCATTGGTCATATAAGCGTCAGGACTTGTAGCACCTAAGTTATTATCTAACTTGGCAATTACTTCTGTCCATTGCTCCATTGCATTTCTTAATTCAAAACTCTCATCGTTGATGATTGTAACAGTCCATGTATCAATGGTTCTGTCTCCTGCAACTTTAAAAATACGACCTCTAAATGGAACATCAATTGCTGCAATATTTTGAGCAGGTAATGCTGCTGCCTTTGCCATAAATCTAAAGTTGGTTGAGTTCCAAGAAATACCTGTAGGTAGAGTGGTTAGTTCTACCTCAAACAGATTGGGTCTTGCACCGCCACCTATAAGTGATCCTTTAAAATCAGAGATTGATTTGTTTTCTCTACTAGTTGCCATGATTGGTTATCCTCCTGTTGTATTTAGATTATAAGAATTAAACTCTACCTACTACTTCCTCGAAGCTAATACCAGTTCTGGTAGCAACGAAAGAAAGAGTGACAAAGTTGATTGACTTCGCAGGCTTCAGGAAGATGTCTGCTCGGAATTCATTATTATCAATAACATCAGGTGTATTATTTGTGGTGTCACAAACAACGAGGAATCCAAAAAGTCCTCTCTTTGCCTCAATGTCACGTAGATATGGTTCCACAATATTGCGGAAGTTTGCTCTTGTTAACTCATCGTTGAGTTCAAAGAGTTGAGCCTGTGCTGCTTTTTCAAGTGCTTGCTCAATTGTAAGGAACAAACGACGAACGTTAATCCTATCAAATGCGGAAGCATAACCAAGACCTGTCTTATCACCAAATAATAGTGTTCCAGTTCCTGGTTGTGTAATAACTGAATTAATTCTTGCAGGATAAAGCTTGTCTCTTTGTGCCTTATCTGGATTATATGCAAGTTTAATTGCGTTATTAATGATACCACGCTGCTGACCAGCAGGTGAGAACCAAGGATATGCAACAATATTTGTGCGGGTCATTAGACCAGCGATGTCTCCGTTACATGGAACATAGCGGAACTTATTGTTGAACCTATCATACATGTACTTATAACCACTATCAAATACCGCATAAGATGAGGATGATAGTGTGCTAAAGAAATCAATTACATTTGATGTCTGTGTATCATCATTTGTTACACCAACAACGTCTGCCCTATATGGACTAATTGTTGCAACACAATCTTTTCTTTCATTTGCCAATGAAATCACATAATTTGCTTTCGCTTGTGATTCTGCTTTAGTTCCACAACCTGGACCCGTAATCAAGTAATCTACTTGTATTTCATCTTTATTAGAGAACTTACCGTATGAAGTAATCAAGTCTGCTAATGATGCACTCATTCCCCCAGTAGAAGAATAATCAACACCTGCAGTTAATGTATATGTTGCTTTACCTATTGCACCGAATGTTATTCCTTGTGCATTTTGTCCCCACAGACCTTGTGCAGTGGTATTCTTCACATAACCTGAAGAGAATCCAGTTGCTAATGGTGTTGTTCCCCAATTTGCATCATCAGCAGCAGAAGGATTGCTACCAGCGTATATGTTATCAGAGAAATCTGCTAGGAATTGCTCATACCAGATCTTCTGTGGTGAATTAACATCAGAAACTGAATCTACTGCTTTAGAGAGGTTTGTGTGCTTCTCAAGGATTTGACCTTGGATACCTGTTACATCTCCTAAATCATCAACAACTACAACGTGTAGTCCGTCGTTCTTACCGTTTCTATCTAATGCATATTTGTTTGTCTTTGGCTTACCAGCAATTGATTTCCAGAAGACTACTGAATTAGTTAATCCAAGAGTTTGTTGATCATACCAGTCTACTTGTGTAGAAATTGTATGAGCAAGACCAACTGCTGCTGCACTATTGTCTATAACTCTTATATTAGCAGCAGCTTTGAATGCTGCATAATCAGTTCCTTCTGCATAATCAATTTTAGTTTCTGTTCCAGTAGATGAAACTCTAGAAACAATCTTAACGTCTACTGTCTTATTGGTAATATCAACGCCAGTGATAATTGACTTGAGATATCCAGTGAATGCGGATGTTGATCCAGCACCAGGAACTACTACACCACTAAGTGGAGTTGTAACCGCCATACCAACAGCAGTTGAACCATTAATAGCACTTAAAGTAAGTGTTTGGTCTGCTGCATCATCAATAAAACAAACCTTTAGATTGTTTGCCCAAGAACCAGGATTCTTTGATGCATAAGTAAAGTTTGTTGCTTCTGAATGATTTTGTATATAATCATCATAGTTGTCAATTCTATCAGCACCAGTCAATGTCGCTGCTGCTTGACCAACACCTGCATTTGCATTTGCTAGAGTTGTTCCTGCAGATCTTACGACCTTAAGGACTCCTCCATAGGAAAGGTAAGATGATGCTGCCATCCAGTATTCATACTGTGCATCAGTGCTTTTTGGTTCTCCAAAAACACTAATGAGATCTTGTTCTGTAGAAATGTCTGTTGCCTCATCAACTGGTCCAATTGCAAATGGTCCTGCAATTGCTCCAATGTTATCTAATACATTCTCAGCTCTTCCTACTGTTAAGTCAACCTCCCTGACTAAAACACCAGGAGATAATTGAGGAGTCGCCATGTTCTTTTTCTCCGAATTTATCTTTTATCTGAAAATATTTATTAAAAAGGGTATTTTCGGAGGGGAAACAGTGAATGAACTATAAGACTTGCACAACTCCTACCACATCTGGTATCTCCATCATTAGTTTCTTTTCTATACCTTGCTTCAATGTCATAACACTCATAGCACATGATTCACATGCACCACCCAATTTTACTTGGACATATCCTGTTTCGTATTCTATACCATAAAGTTGAAGTGATCCACCATCTGCTTCAATATAAGGAAGAAGTTCTTCTAAAACTTTAAGTACATTCTCTTCTGTTAATTCCATGTGTGTTGCCAAATAATGTTGTCTTTTAAGATATTCATGGTAATGATCCATTACATATATTCCCACATATATGAACGATCTCCATATTCGTCAGTGTGCCATCTATCTCCTTGATCATCTACAAAACTAGTATCATCTAATCCATCTGACATGAACCCAAACGGAGCCATATCTTGTTCAATCTGATTCTTTTGCTCTTCATACAATCTTTTCCTTACATCCTGATCAGTAAGTTCCTTAAAGTAATCTTGAGCAACTAACCATGCATATATGACAAGACACATAGCAAGGTCATCATTACAACCTTCTTCTGCCTCAAATGAGTTGCCCTTTTGGATAAAGGTTGTCAACTCACTCATTATATCATAATCACATGAAAGTAGTTTATCAGATTCTATTAAAGTTTTCAAGTTAAGAGAACCTACCTTCTTAACGGTCTTTGACATCTTAAGACCAAGTTGAGTTTTCTTACCAGAGAATCCCTGACCAACAACTTGTCCTGCTCTTCCTCTCATAGAACACATAAGAAGATTCTTATATTCTAAATCGTAATTTAATATAGCAGCAACCTGATCTCCTACATCATTTACCTCACATAATACAAATGCATCATTATAACTCTTTCCAACATCATTAATAACATTTGGAAAGAGCATTGGTTTAATATCATTATCCCTATACTTTGCAACCACAGAATGAGGGAACTCTGTAATATCAATAACTACAAATGCAGAGTAGTCCTTCCCTACTCCTCTTGCAACGTCAACTGATATAACATAATCATGATCTTTTTGTGGTGGGACATACATATCCAAACCAGCACTTGTTTTTTCTGGTGTCTGGTATACCATGTTCCTCAACTTACTAGGAGCAATAAGAGTATCAACAGATCCTAGAAACTCACACTCAAACTCAATCTTAAACTGTT